TAGTACCTAAAGCTATAGGCAATGCTACTATCCTAAACTATAGACGGGGTAGTGGTAGTAGTACATTAGTACGTGTAATTTTATCGTAAGACGTATAAACAAAAAGGAATACTAAAATGGCTAAGATGCCTATGGTTAAAAAGAACGGTAAGAAGGTTCCAGCCTTTGCTGCTGACGGTGTTGGCAAAATGATGAAGGGTGGAATGGCAAAGAAGCCTATGTCTAAAATGATGGCTGGTGGAATGGCAAAGAAGAAACCTGCAGCTAAGATGATGGCTGGCGGTATGGGCAAGAAAAAACCAGCAGCCAAAATGATGGGTGGTGGAATGTCTAAGTCCAGTGGTTACATGTACGGCGGAATGGCTAAGAAGCCAGCAGCTAAAAAGAAGTAACCTTTATGCATAACGGGGTTGCAATCTTGTATGTAGTCCTGTAAGATAAAACATGGTATAACTGTCCTTGGTACTATAGAGGAGTTATACCATGTTTAAAAAATTATTTAAGGCAATGCAACGTAGTCAAATGCGTAGAGTAGAATACTGGCAGTTACATAACATGTCAGATCAGATGCTCAAAGATATAGGAATTACACGTGGCGAAATCAGGGACAGGTTCTACAACCAAGAAAAAGTCAACCGTCAATGCGGCTGGTAATTATACTAAGCCTACTATGCGTAAGCGTATTTTTTCTGCCGTTAAAGCAGGAACAAAAGGCGGATCAGCGGGGCAGTGGTCGGCCCGTAAAGCTCAACTTGTTGCATCTCGTTATAAAAAAGCAGGTGGTGGGTATAAGTCTTAATGGCTAAAGAACCTAAAATTGGCACAGGTAAAAAACCTAAAGGTAGTGGTAGAAGACTTTATACTGATGAAAATCCTAAAGATACAGTTAGTATAAAGTTTGCTACTGTAAAAGATGCTAAAGAAACTATTGCTAAAGTTAAGAGAATAAACAAACCCTATGCACGTAAGATTCAAATATTGACAGTTTTAGAGCAACGTGCTAAAGTTATGGGTAAGACTGAAATAGTTAGACTTGCAAAGCAAGCAAAGCTGCAGTTAAAAAAACAAAAGGATAAAAGCAATGAAGGGCGTAAAGCATTATAAGAAAGACGGTACGGAACATACAGGCGGTACTCACAAGATGCCTGACGGTTCTTTACACACAGGTAAAGCACACAGTAAGACAAGCGTAAAACTAATGCACTATAAAGATTTAAGTAAAACTGCAAAGGCTAAAGTAGATGGCAAAAGCAAAAAGTCAAAAAAGTCTTAGTCAGTGGACTAAGCAAGATTGGAGAACTAAAAGTGGTAAACCTTCGACTCAAGGTTCTGGCGCTACAGGGGAAAGGTATTTACCTGCAGGTGCTATTAAAGCTATGGATGCAAATACTTATGCGAAAAGTAGTGCAAAGAAAAGAAAAGATACAAAGGCGGGTAAGAAATTCTCTAGGCAACCTAAAAAGGCGGCTCAGACTTCCAAACGTTTTCGGAGGGGATGATGACCTCCTTTGAAGATGCCGACACAAATAACACTGGCGCTATTGAGAAGCCAGAGTGGGACGCCTTAGTACTAGAAGACAAACGTAGGAGAATAGAAGATGAGGACGCACATAGGGATCAAACTAGAAAGATGGCTTGGTTCGCTTTATGGGGAATGTTACTTTATCCTTTTGGTGTCGTTGGCACAGGTGCGCTTGGGCTTGACAACGCTTCGGCAATCATTGGGAGCATGGCTTCCATTTACTTTGTGTCTGTTGCTGGTGTTGTTTCTGTCTTTATGGGCGTAGCTACGTTAGCCAAGAAGGCTCCACTTAAATGATCATTGGTCAACTCTTAGGTGCAGTAGGTGGCTTGGCTACAAGTTACATGGACGGTAAGGTAGCCGTACAGAAAGCTAATGCAGAAATTAAAGTTAAGCAAGCTACAGGTGAGATTGATTGGGACATAGAGGCAATCAAGGCTACACAGAATAGCTGGAAAGACGAATGGATCACGCTACTATTTTCAATACCTTTGATACTTGCCTTCTGTGGCGATTGGGGTAATGAGATTGTGCAGCGTGGTTTTTTAGCATTAGAGGTTATGCCAACGTGGTATCAGTACTCACTAGGTGGAATTGTAAGTGCCAGCATTGGTATGCGTTCTGTATCTAAATTCTTTGGTAAGAAATAATGTGGGTACTAGTTTGGATACAATTAATCTCAGGTATGCCCCTTGAATACTTTCAGTTATCTGTGTATGATAGCAGAAATATATGTGAACAACAAAGAGAAAAAGCAGAAATTATGATTACACATAACGGTATAACTGTAGCGTGTATGCACTTAGGAAATGTAGGAGATAAACAGTGAGTTTTAAATTAAGTGAACGCAGCCTATCTAAACTTGAAGGCGTAGACAGCAGCTTGGTAGCTGTAGTCAAACGTGCAATTGAATTAACTAAAGTAGACTTTGGTGTAATCTACGGTATGCGTACAGTAGAAGAGCAAGAGAAACTTGTAGCGGCAGGTAAGTCGCAGACTATGAAGTCAAACCACCTTGTAGGTAAGGCAGTAGACTTGATGGCATACGTAGATGGTAAAGGCGTGTGGGAACTAAACGTCTATGATGATCTATGTGACGCAATGAAAGCTGCAGCAGAAGAACTAGGTACTCCCGTTAAGTGGGGTGCAGCATGGTCAGAGGGTGACATTCGTACATACCCCGGCACTGCAGAAGATGCAATGATGAAGTACGTTGACCTACGGCGCAGTCAGGGACGTAGACCATTTATTGACGGTCCCCATTTCGAGAACATGTAAAGGAAGTAATATGGCACGTGAGCTAACGGAACGACAGCAAAAGTTTTTAGCAGTCCTTATGGATGAGGCAGGTGGAGACATCGGCACTGCTAAACTCATGGCTGGTTACTCAGCCAATACTACTAACACAGAAATTACTAATAGTCTTAAAGAAGAGATACTAGACGTAACACATAGTTACTTAGCACGTAACGTACCTAAAGCTGCAATGGCTATGGTAGGTGCCTTGTATGATCCTACTGAACTAGGCATACGGGACAAGATGGCTGCAGCAAAAGAACTACTAGATCGTACTGGTCTTGTTAAAACAGAGAAGCTGCAGGTAGAATCAAAGGGTGGTGTTATGTTAATGCCAGCTAAAGCAGTTGAAGAAGAGACATGTGCATGTGGAAACAATATAAGTGACTGTGCCTGTAATGACTAAATCTGTAGGTATGTGGAAACTACCCCAGCCGACTGACATAAAAGAAGACAATATATGGGTTTCAATCCCACGTGTAGCAAGAACAATTCCGTATGGGTACGAATTAGACCCTGAAGATAGCAGAATACTCTTGCCAATTGACTACGAACTTGATATGCTAGAGCAAGCAAAGAAATACATTAAACAGTATTCGTATCGGGAAGTAGCAAACTGGCTTACCAGAAACACAGGTAGGTCAATTTCACACGTAGGATTAAAGAAACGGTTAGACAATGAGCGACAAAGAAAAAACAAAGCTGGAAGCCTACGCAGATGGGCAGACTATGCAAAAAAGGCAATCGCCAAAGCGGAAGAAATCGAAGCCAAAAGAGTCGGTGCGAAAGAAAACACAAGTAGCGAAGGCGAAGAAAGAGCAGCTTAGTACTGCAATAATACTTGAGGCATTTACCGATAAGGTTGAAGAAGAATACAATGTAATCTTTAAACCTAACGTTGGGCCACAGACAGACTTTCTTGCAGCAAGTGAACGTGAAGTACTCTACGGTGGCAGTGCTGGGGGTGGCAAGAGCTACGCAATGTTGGCTGACCCGCTACGATACATGGGCAACCCTGCGTTTTCAGGTTTACTACTACGACACACTACAGAAGAACTAAGAGAATTAATTACTAAGTCGCAGGAAATGTACCCAAAGATTTGGCCCGGTATTAAGTGGTCAGAACGTAAGATGCAATGGACTGCACCATCAGGTGCTAAACTGTGGTTAAGTTACTTAGACAAAGATCAGGACGTT